AAATTTTTGTGAAAATCTATTTCAAAAACCTTTCATTCCACTTTTTCAAATCGTTCATTCTGTTCATCCAGCCTTTCAGAAAGACCTTTTGAGTAGGATTGCTTCTTACGATTCTATGCAGGAAATCCTCCCTTTCCTTATAGAGCCTTTGTAAGAAGTCTTTCGGTGCGTTATTCAGCGCCTCTATGGTCTTTGTGCCTACCACGCCATCGGTTGTAACTCCCAGCATTCGTTGAGGAATTTTAATGCCGTGAACACCACTTCCCCAAACCCAATCTACCAAAGTATTGGCAATCGCTTGGCTCTTAATCTCATCGGCTTTCCATCTGTCCCAAAACAGCCTTTTTATTACTATATCCCAATCCGCATCGTTCATTTCCAAGAACCTCATATCCTTATCAGAACCAAACACCGAACGCCATACCGCATAGGTTATGCCTTTGTTCGTGTGGTAGCCTGTCTTTCCTTTGTAAGGCGTAGGACATTTTACCCTGCTCGCTGTATCGTTTGCATCTCTTGACAATCCCCCTTCCCATTTTAGAATAAATAGTCTCAAACTTCTTATATCCGCCATATCATTTAAATTTATCAATTACCTTTTCCAGCCTCTCCCAGAGGAACATTCCCACGATGATCAGAATTAAATATATGATCCAACTTTCTGCTCGTTCTGATTGTTTCTCTTCTTTGGTTTGTTTGTGCTGTTCTTTCGCTTGTTTCTGCTCCTGCTTCTCTACTTCTACTCTTACTTGCTCTATTATCTTTACCACAGAGTCTTTTGCCTGTTTTTTATCCTTAAAATAAACTTCTCCGTTAGCGCTGCCCTCTACAACATTGCCGTTGTATAGGAATCTAAACTGCACAGGCTCGCTGCCTATTGGCTTTATCGCAAAATCCAAAGACTTCGTAAGGGTTTTAATATTAGCCGTTTCCTCGGTTTTCGTTTCTGAAACAGAATCCGTTTTTACTGATTCTTTGATTTCGGTCTTATGCACTTCTTTTTCCTCGTGTTTTCTTACTTTCCTCGCTCCACATCCCAACAGCAACAAAAACATAGCAAACCCAAACAAGGGAATACTATTCCCCAAAGGCATCACAGCCATCATCACCTCCCTCACTTCCTTCACTTTCTTCAAAGACATCACATCTTTTATCACTTTCCCCAAAGACATCATAACTTTTATCACTTTTTGTTTTTTCCTTTAAACTTTCCAAATCGCCAGTCTTCTCAAAATTCTTTATCTTCTTTAAAAGCCCACTCGGAGGGAATGCTCCGTTTGTCACTTTGGACATATTCACCAAAGCAGAGCCAAGAGGATAAAGCAATACCATCAATTTTATCATCACTTTGAAATAAACATCCAAGAACTCCACTTCATCCAATGCATCATGCATAATTAACAGCATAGAATACCCTGATAGGATAACTGTTAGTTTTTTCAACAGCCCTAAAAGATTAGCCTTAAAAGTGAAATCCTTATCTACGAAGTAATGCAGGTAAGTCCCAAGAACATGGTCTATCATCAGCACAAGCAACACACCGTAGAGGAATGATAAGTCCGTGGTGTAAAGCCCTGAAAAATATTCAAACACCGAAACTGCAACAGCAGGAAGCATACACAGCTTGAACGAAGCGTTTATCTTAATCCAAAAACCACCCCTGTACAGCAACACCAAGTTGTTCAAAACAAACTCTCTAATATTCATCATTTTAAACTTAAAAATTGTATTAAGTTCAAAAATAAATACTCCCTATTTCTCTACTAAATAAAAAAAGCCCATTTTTAGAGTGTTTCTAAAAATAGACTTTTTAAAAGCGGTTTTTAATTAGCTTCTTTTTATTTCAACATTAGTTATTATCCCGCTAACAACTTCTATTATAGTGAGAACATTTTTTCCGAAATCATCATATGTTGAAATACTAAAACTACCTGTGTATCCCTTTTTCCCAAGCACACGAATATCTCCTTGTATAATATCCAAAGCGATATTTTGTTTTTGGTTGTTTTTAGCTTCTAACTGCAAGGCTACATTTTCATCGTTGGTAAGATGTATTTTAGGAGTTCTATTATGTTCTACCCTCATAGCAGCGCCTATATTGTAAGGGTCTAACGCGGGCGCTGTCGTTCTCCCAATAGAAACTTTTTTATATCCTGTTCCTATTATTAAATCATCGTTATAATCTTGGGTCATTCCAAACATCTTATCACTTAGATACATATCATTCTCGCCTCTTTCACCTGCAGTTAGCCACCCATTGTCTATTTTAATTTCTCCTATCTTACCTCCCAAGGCATCAATTCTCCCTGAAATTTCTGCGTTTTTCGCAATCATCTTACCATTAGCTAAAACCCTGAAAGGTGCATTGTCTTTGTTTTTATAACCTGTTCCAGCGCCAAACCTTACACTCTCTCCTCCTTTGTCAGTAACACCTGAAATAAAAGCATTCTGATTGTCTTTATCATCCCCAACAGAAATAATATTAGAAGAAACAAGACCGCCCTTAATAGATGTGAAATTGTCCGTTTTTTTCTTAATACCCTCTATATCTGCATTTACATGCTCCCCCGCTTTTACAGCAATTTCTTCTACATTTATAAGAGTGGATTTGATTTTTCCGCCCTCTATAATGGTGTTCCCCAGCATTCCTTTCTCTACATTGGAAGTAGTTGTCCCATCAGGCATTACAAATGTAATCTTCCCTGAAATCTCCCCTGTATCCAAGTCTAAATAAGTCTGCCCATTTAAGGATTTTATTCTCCCTGCTGTGATTTGTCCGCCGTGCATCGTTACATTGCCATACATCGCCTCTGCCTCTCTCTTTCCTCCCTTTGGTGTGTAAAGAAGATAACAAAGAAAATAGTAATAATCTGGTAGTTCATCAAACTTGATTTTATCCGTTGTGATGTGCCAGCTTCCTGATGTTCCGTTTTTCTCTACTTTCGCATAGACATAATACACTATATCCAGCAGATTCTGTTGCTGTAATGGTAAAAGCTCCCAAACCTTAATATCCTCTGCGATAGAGAAATGAACCAATCTTCCTCCACTAATAGAAACATTGGCTGGCTGTCCATTTACATTTGGATTTAAAACCACATCTTCCAGCACAAAATTCTGACTTCTTGCCCCTACGCTTAACATATTAGTTTCAATAGAGTGCGGTTTGATATGTTCAGGGTCAAAGTGTCCATCAGTATCAAAAATGCTGTCTTTCAACTCTAAAATGTTTTTGTAGCCGTTTTTGTAATTCTCCCTGATAACCTGTGTTTGAGATTTTACCACCTTTTTTGTGTCTTTAATATCGTTCAGAACACTCGCTGTAAAACTCATTTCGTAAGTATCCGCAATCTCTAAGGTATAACTAAAACGATTTAACAAATCCCTTGTCATACTGATAATACGGCTCGTTTTATCAATCTTTAAAGGATTGTCTACCACACGGATATAATCTCCAATTTCAAAGAAAACAGTGCTTTCGTTCCCCTTCTTTTTCAAAAACATAGGGTCTATTACAATACTGTATTTCGTGTTGTTTTGAGAGAGTTTAGCATATTCGTTTTTACCTGCTTCCAAAAGTTTCTCCTCTGCCCTTGTGATATACATTTCAGGCATTACAATATCTGTAATGGTAAATTCATCCCCTACTTCAAAACTGAAAATAGTATTGTTGTCAGGGAGTTTCTGCCCTCTTTCATCTGTAAATTGCTTTACCTTAAAGCATTTCGTAGCGTGATTATAGCCTGTAAGCGCAAGAAGTTCAAAATCATATCCAGCCAAATTCCCTTTATTGAAATGTAGTTTTGCTGGTGTCCCTGTTATCAGATACTTGGTGTTTCCCTCTTGGTCTTTTTCCATAAGGTCAAAATCCATATTAGAAACAAAAATCTCCTGTGTTTTTGATGCTTCATCAAATCTTCCAACCCCTGAAACTATTCCTTTGAAAGTCGGTTTGATATCTTCAAACACTTTAACCGCCTCTTTCATGCCAAAGAGCCTTATTTTCTCATCATCTTGCAGATAGTCCCCTTGTGATTGAGGCATTCTTAATTTTTCAGAATAATCCCTGTATTTAGATGGAATATTGTCTGAACTCCCATACACATAGAGCCTTGTAACCACATCATCAGCCACATTATCCCTATTGATAGAGTAAAGACCATTACCCTTACCATACTCAAAAACAAAATCCTTGGTATTTCCTATTTTCTTAATGTTAAGGGTCTTTGTTCCAGTATTTACATCTTCTTTGATTTCAAATTCTGTGTCAAACTCCTTGCAAATCTTTTGCAGCACAGCAAGGCAATTTTCATTAGAAAAAGTAAGTGTTTTTCCCTCTGTATTTTTAGGATAGTCACCTAAAACCCAAGCGCCATTTTCCACAGAATTGATATTATCAATCAATACTTTAATGAAAATATCTATTTCTCCTGTCAATGGAAAATCCGCAGAAGTCTGAAAGCCTGTTTTATCAAGATTAAAATAAATCTTCTTGCGCAAAAGATACTGCGCCCCCTCAAAAGTCAAATTGTAGGAGTAAAAACCTTGTTCTTTTACAACTTTTGGCATTGAATTGAGATAGAAAAAACGACCGCTATACTCTATTTTATCGCCTATATAAAAGTCTAAAGGAGATTTACTTTCTACCTTAATATCTATCACATCCTCTGAAAGAAGCACTTGCTTATGTTGAGAACTTACAACCCTTCTGATAGGTCTTCTGTTGTTTAAATTCAGCGTTCCTGTTCTTTGTATTACAATCATGGTTATTGGTTTTTTATTTCAACAAAGCTTTTACATACACTTTCACTGGGTCTTCTATTTCTTTTGCTTTCAGCGGAATACCCTTTCTGCCCGTGCTGGTCGTTATCACTTTCAAGCCTTTGATTTCGGTAACCGTTCCATTTCTTTGAACAAGCCTAAATTCAAGGATTTCTACTATACTCTCTATTTTTGGAAGTTTATAGATTACTCGGTCGTTATCTCCGTTAATTTCTATTGGAACTTCTAAATCATGTGTCCACGGCAGAACAATGTCTATCATATCATCTGAAACACCAAGCTTGTATTCAGAGATATGTGGCACCCAATCAGTAGCCTTACTTCCAAGTTCTATTTTATAATTTCTTATGTCTACAGTTACTCCTGCTATATCGCAGGTGAAAACCGTCCAACCCGTCGAATTTGTAAAGCTTTCTTGTTTTATTCTTGTCCATTTATTCGGAGGGATGCTTTGTCCCCAAATTGTAACATTTGATGTGTGTGAGTGTCTAAAATCCATGCTTTTGGAATGATTACCCAAATTACTCCCTTCCAAAAACAAACCATAAACCGAAACAGCCTTATCTGTATCAGGTATGTACCTTACAAAACTTCCTGTGGCATCACTCATTATAGTAGGATTTCCTGTACCCTGCCCATTAGGAGTAAACGCTGGAAGCGCTGTGTTTTTCAAAAGATTAGCCCCGCCTATAACAATATCACCTGAGGGAGCAGGTGCAGTAGTGTTTCCCTTTGGTAAAGCCTTTAGTTTTTCATCTATTTGAGCCTTAGTGTAGTAATCCGATGCCTCCAATTTTCCTAATATTCCAAATTCTAGTACTTTTTCCGCTATCAATCTGGCTAATTTTCTATGCCCTGCTTTATTCGGATGCAGACCATCAGAGAAGAACAACTGGTGGTTGTAGTTGGTAAATCCTGCTTCTCTGGTATCAATCCATTTGAGACCATATAGTTTGGCTATCTCTATAACCCTCTCTGCATATTGGTCTGATGCTTTGTTTAAATCAGTCTCATTCCCCTCACCAAACGCTTTAAGAGGAGTCATCAGAACTACTTCAGCCTTGGCGTGTCTCTTTAAAATTTTCTCTAAGTATAATTGGTAAGCTCCCGTAAACTCTAGGAAATTAGGGTTAGAATTATCGAAATTACCTAGTGTTCCCTTTGGTCTTATAGTTCCTAGTTTATGTCCTTGCTGGTTACCATCATTTTTTTGGTCATTAGCACCAATAAAGATGAAAATATAATCACTATCCTCGGGCAAAAGTTCAACTCTTCCTAGTGTAGTATTGTAGATTGCTCCACCATCTAGTGTTATCGCCTGCATTGTAGTGCCTGAAATAGCATCTATCTTTCCTTTGGTTCCTCCTGCAAGCTGTAAAAACTGCCCTATCCAAGTGTCATCAAAGGTATATTTTGTGGTCGTATTATACTCAGCAGAAGTATCGCCGAAATTAGAAATAGAATCACCCATGAATGAAATCTTCTTTCCAGCGAGTTTGTTATTTATGCTGGATGTTGGAGTTCCTACTTTGATTTTATCCTCTACTTTTTTTAATTCTTCTTTGGTTGCTTTAGTATCCATTTCAGAAAAAGTCTTTTCAAAACTTTCTCTGAGTTTTGCTTCTGTAATTGCTCCGCTATTATTATCAGGAAGAAGCCTTTTGATTTCTTCCAATGTTGATATATTGCTCATTTATTTTATGTTTTTATATTCTAAATCCTTTATTAAATCCTTTTGAAAACGCCCCTGTAACACTTGGAGGAATCGGAATATTTCCGCTTTCGTTTTCTTTTTGTTTCCAAACTTCCTCGCTGTTTGTTGTCAATCCAGTGATTTGGTCTATATTTCCTGAAATAGTGATGTAATGCGTGGTTTCTGCATTCTCTCCTGCGTATTTCAGCCCTGATAAAACCCTGTTAGGTATTATTTTGCTGATATTAACAACGCCTTTCAGGTTTTCCTCTACGCCATCAATGTTTAAAACTACCCAATCAGGCGAAGTAAACGCCATATTCAAGGCGTTTTCCTTTAAAACAAAGGTTTTCTTTATCGGATTAGGGTCTTTTATCTTCAAAGTGAAAGAGCCGATAATTTCGCCATTTCTTATCGTTTTGTTCAGCTCTACACTATCAGACAAATAGACATCATAAACCAAAACTTTTCCAAAATCTACGACCAGCCGAGCAAGACCCTCTTTATCAAATTCCGACATAAGATTATCAAAATCAGCCTTTGTTTTATGCCAATTTTCACCTCTTATCCAGCCTTTTAACTCTATCTCTCGCTCATCATACTTCGCAGGAGAAAGGTCTATCTGTCTGCCGTGTTGTTCTGCCCAATCATAGGTTTTTCTTGCTTTGGGTTTAGGTTTATCTAAAAGTCCTTTGGAATCTGAAATATAAACCCCAAAATCTTTGAAAAACTTTCCGTTTAGGCTGTAAATCACTTCACTCATTTTCTGTAAATTATGATTTTTGCATTGTCCAATTCTTCTACTTCCACTTGGGCGTTGTCCAAAACATCAACCGACAAAATAGCATAGTCCTTCGCTGTGATTTTGACCTTTGAATTGTGTCTGATGATGATTTGAGCAACCTCAAAATTGTTGTACACCAATTCTACATTAGAGTCTCCGAAAACAGCCAGATGAGTTATGTTTTCTAATATTCCTGAAAAGTCCGTATAAAGACCATACTGCATAATTTCATCTCGGTATTTTCTCAAATCTTTCAGTTTAGGGAAGTCATGTTCTTTCGCCCAGTCATCTCCTTTGAAATACATTTCGCAAAGGTTTTTAAGTGTAGGCTTGGCTTTCATTTGCTCATACCATTCGTTACACAGCCCCTGCGCTTTTGCGTGTTCTATGATGTCATTCATAATTATTGGTTTTTATTAAATTCCACTTGCTCTAAGGCTTCCATCTCCTTTTACCTTGCTGTTAAGTTCAGACAAATCTTTTCTCATCTGAAACAGATTAAATGTATTCTGCTCTATCTTAACAAGGGAATCAACAGAGTTTTTCATCGCCTCTAAATTTTGCTTTTGATTCTTTAAAATCTCGCCTGTGTTTATCCTAATGGCATTAAACTGACCAGCTAAAACACTTGCTGTTTCTTCGCTCATCCCCTTTATTGCGCCTTTCAAACTATCATCATTGCTCTCTACACCCTCAAAAATCTCTTTGTACCCCTCTAAAAAAGACTGCATTCCTGCTCCTGCGCTTTTAACCTCTGCTTTAAATCTTGCAATGTCTTCTTTGGAAAGCCCTCTAAACACTCCTGTGCCATCATCATTAAGTCCTGTGGCTTTAAATAGATTTTGTAAAGTTCCCTGCATTCTTTTCTGTAACATTAGGTTAAGCTGGTTCTTCACGAGATTTTTTATCATATCGTTGGCTACTTTTTCCAATGATTGAGCCGCATTCTCTCCACGACTAAAAGCATCTACCAAAGCATCTCCGACCTTTGATGCTGCACCTGCTAAATCGGTCTGCAAAACATCTTTTATAACTCCCTCTTTCAGGTCAGAAATAGCCCTGTTAATTGAGCTTATCTGCCCCTGCCATTCTGAGATTTTCCCCCAATCGGTCTTCTTTTTGCTCCGTTCAGAATCAATCATGTTATTTAGACTCGCTTTTTGCTGTTCTAAATTCTTGATTAAATTAGTTTGGTCGGAATACTGCCTTGCATTGAACGCCTTGTTTGCTGCATGGGATAGCTCTTCATAGGCTGTTTTCAGTCTGTTCAGCGCCTGCTGTTCTCTTTGAATGGCTCTTTCTTTCTTCTTATCTCCGCTTAAAGCCTTGAAAATAGAACCTATCATCTTGATGCCTGATGCTACAGCGCCTACAACATTCCCACTGACAATGTTTTTTGCCAAGTCTATCCCTGAATTAGCGATGTTGGTAATGTCTTCCATAGCATCTCTTGCAGCATCACTCATTCCACCGAAAGCATCCGCCATGTCGTTAATCCCTTGAATAGCCTCATTAAATGCCGATTGAGTTTGATTTAAAACATTGGCTAATTTTTTTCTTTCCTCTGCTGTTCTTCTTTCTGCTTCGGTAAGTTCTTTTTGTTTTTTAATGATAGCATCAATGTTTCCACTATTCAGCGCCTTATCAAACTCTTCTTTGGCTTTCTTTTGGTCTGCCAAAGCACTTTTATACTCTTTAAGAGAATTGATTAAAGCCTTAAATGGATTTCTCGTGGTTGCCGTTTCCAGTCTTGCGATGCCATCTTTTAACCTGTCTAAATCATCAGGCGAAAGGTTTTCTTTGTTTTCTTCCTTAAACTTCCTGAAATGAGCCAAAATTCTTTTAAGGGTATCTTGGGAGAAATACTCTAACTCTCCAAAAGCGATTTTCCATTCATCACCACTCATAAACATATCCATAGATAGACTTCCCAGCTCTCTATTTTTAGCCTCTTCTACCCTTTTTTGTTCTGCTTCGGTCTGCGCCTTTGTCATCAAATCTGCATATTTTTTGACAATGGCAAGTTCCTTTTCTTTATAGGTCTGATGCTCTTCTAAAAACTGGCTGTAAGCCTCTTTATATGCTTTTTCCTGTTCATCTAACCTGTTTCGTAGTTCTGCCTCATAGCCCTGACTTCTTTGCTCTGGCGTAAGGTTTTCTATTTCCTCCTTTATTTTGTTTATCTTTTCAGAGAAAGTAGACATACTGCTTAACTGCTCATCTAAACTCTCTTTCCAATTCGTAAAAGGGTCTTTCTCCCCTGTAAGGGAATCCAAAATCTCTTTCAGTTTCTGCCATTGGTTTATTTCATCATCGGATAATTTAATCCCTGATAATTGCTTTTTGTCCAAAGCATCAAACCTGCTTTTAATCTCATCGAAATAACTTTTCCCTTTTAGGTCAGAAAACTGATTTTTAGCCGTTTCTTTTCCGTATTTTGCTTCTATCTGATAGCGCACTTTCCATTGTCTTTCCAGCTCTGCTATCTCTTCATCAAAAGATTTTTTGATATACAGCTTTTTGACTTCTGCTATTCGTTTTTCCAGCGCTTCCCTTTTTGCAAGTAGCGTTACTCGTGTTTTAGCATCAGAAATAAGTGTTTTATTGTTTAGTCTTTCGTTGATTTTAGACAACTCGCTCTCTAACGCACCAAGCGAACCTGCTAATGGAACGTCAGCCTTACTTCTTCCGCCTGATTGTTTTTTAGGTTTTGAGGATTGCAAAGGATTATCATCCCATTTTTTAGCCAGAAGTCTGTATTTATCAATTTCTTTGTTTTTTTCTTTGATTTGGGCTATTTCAGTCAATTCGGCTTTTTCCTCTTGCAGCCTTTTTATCTCGGCTTCAACCTCGTTTTTATTTAAGTCTTTATCGGCTTTTTTATGTGAGCCTTCCTCTCCTATCTGTAAAGCATTTTTAACGCTACCTGCCTGATTTTGGACATATCTAAGCCTTGATATAAGCCCTGTAAAATCTAACCCATCTATCGTTGTCTGCATTTTCGCAAATTGCGCAGGGATTTCCCCAGCCTTTGCCTTTGCAGTGTCTAATTCAGGATGTGTTTTCTTGATTTTCTCTATAACATCATTTATCTTCTTTTCTTCATCTTTCCAGTAGTTTAATTGCTCTTCTAATGGAGCGTTTTGAGACATAATAGCCTCTGCTCGTGACTTTTCAGCCCTTTCTATATCAGCAATACCTTTCCTTAATTCTTCTATTCTGCCTGATATCCTTCCATCTGCATCATCTACATTCAAATCTTTTAATTTCAAAAGGCTATCCATCTCTTTCTTCATATCCTCCAGAGTAGCCTCTATCTTTTTGCCCTGATTCTTTTCTAATTCTTCGTTGAGCTTTTTATGAATCTCTGTAAGATTCATTGCCATAATCTGCTCCTGCGACATATTTTTGAAAGTTTCAGGAGCAATCTCTAAAAGTTTCTTATAAGCTTCTTGCTTTTCGTAGATGGTAGCCGTTTCGCTTTTAATAGTCCCAATTAAATTTTGAGCCTCATTCTTATAATCATCGGTTTCTTTGTTAATCTTCTGAAGTTTCTCCGCTCCGCTTTCTAATGCTGTGTCCAGACTATATAATACCGCTATAAGTCCCACTGTTCCAGCGATAGCAAGAGCGTAAGGGTTCGCCATCATAACAGCATTTAGTTGGCTTTGCAGAGCTATTTGTTTTATTGTCGCTCCTATCTGTAAGTGTCTTGTTGCAACATCATAAACCCCTTGGATATTAGCGATTTTCATTACTGCAACTTGGGTAATTACCGCTGCTCTATACGCTCCATAAGTCCCAACCAATCCTGCTAATACTACGCCTACTTTTTCATAGTTTTCTACAAGGAAAGTTATACCCTGTATCCCACTGGATAAAAAGCCCTCTGCCTTTTCGCCTATCTTGTTATACATCTGCTCAATAGCATCCTCCAAGTTGGCGATTTGTCCAGATAATGAGGCTGACTGCTGTTCCATCAAATTAAAGAACAAACCACCTTCATTAGTAAGGTTATTGATAACGCTTTGAACCTCTGGAAACCCTACCTTTCCAGCAGAAATAAGGTCTTTAACTTCGTTTTCAGCAACACCCATTACCTTTGCTAATTCAGCAGTCATAGGAATACCAGCGTTCATAAACTGATAAAGGTCGTTAAATTCAGTCTAAAATATTGATTTTCAATACAATTATTTTT